TGGAGATTGCATTATTTATTATAAATTTATATATAAAGATATAACAATAATAATATTAGGGCTCTCACAGCAACAATCATTTTTTTCGCTATTTGAAAAAATTAACCCTTTACGAGTCCTGTTTGTTGTTAAATATTTCGGTATTTAACAACTCCGGTTGTTGCTAAACGACCATCCAGCAATTCTATTTTTTAAATTTCGCATTATTTTTAATAATTGATTATGTATGCCTTGGTTCATTTAGGTGTTATCATATATACATTTAATTAATTACTAAAAGTGATTGTTGTCAAACAATCATACAGCAATTACAATTACATTTACTGAAATGTTCTTCCTATTTATTTATATCTTGTGGATATTGCTGCAGCATTGATCTAGATCTCTCAAGAAATGAATAGATTTTAACACTAATTATTCTAGTTAATTAGTGTATTGTTATAGTTAAGTTCCCCACTGGGAAATTAACTATTTGATACTGTACAGATTATTTATAGCCTATTTATTAAATTTAGTTTTTAAGTTCAGTATAGTTTTTATATTCGCTATACTTTGAATTTAATTGAGAAGCTTCCATTAGATTTTAAAGTTTATAACAAAAAGTTTTAAATTTTAGATTCTAATTATATAATAAGGTTTGGTGATCCTTATTTATTGTCGACTGTTGTTTACTGTTAACACACTTGTATCTTGTTAACGTATTACTTTTAATATGCGCATTTTATATTAAAAATATAAAAATTTTGTTATTTAAAAAACAAAAAAATAATTTTTAATTATTTTTTAGTCTCTTTTAGTCTGTTTAAGTTTGTTTAGGTTTAAATACTAAATTAAATATATATAATATATATTTAATTATATATATTATATAATTAAATATATGAGTTTTGTAAAAAAGGAAACTAATAATAATGATGAAGAAGATGTACTACCATGGACACCAGAACAAGAAGAATTATTAGCAACTTGGGCCGACAAGGCATTATGCTATAGATGGTTACATGATCTTGCAGAAAAAAAATATAATAGATTAAATAATTTTATTCAAATTCCTGTTATCATATTATCAACAACAACCGGAGCACTTAATGTTGGTATAGATTCTGTTTTTCCTGGGTCTATGAAACAATATGCAAATATGAGTTTAGGAGGAGTATCACTTTTAACTGGTATTATTTCAACTGTTGGAAATTTTTTAAGATATGCTCAAAATATGGAAGCACATAGAGCTGCTTCTATACAATGGTCTAAATTTAATAGAAATATTGCAGCTGAAGTTGCAATTCATCCAGAACAACGTCAAAATGCAGTAGATTTCTTCATGATATGTCGTGCCGAATTAGATAGATTAATTGAACAGTCGCCATCAGTACCAAATGATATTATTATTGCATTTGAATCAAAATTTATGGATGTAAAAATAAGTAGACCAGAAGTATGTAATAGTTTAGAACCTACTAAAATTTATAAACCATCTTCTGGATTAGATTTTATGAGAACATCATCTCCTTCAAATGAAGCAGCCAAAAAAAAACCAATATTCAATTTAAAATTAAGTTCAGGTCATAAAAAAATTAATTCCAAGTCTAGTCCCAATCTAAATAGTGAATTTATTAATATGACAACACATGATAATGACTCATCTAAGAATTCACCAGTTTCACCAGAACGTAAAAAGGATTTAAAAGATTCAAAGAATGATACAATAATTACATTTGATAATAATCCATCAACAAATGCAAAACATAATTCAATAATGAATATACTGGATAGTTAAAATTTCTTAATATTTAAAGAAGATAATATATTATAAAATATTATAATATATTATAATATAATGAGTGAAAAATATGTATTTAAAATTTTAGAAAGACCAAACGAAATATTACTAATTATTGAAAATGGTATTTTAAAATTTATTACTACAATCAATGAAGAAACATTTGATTTACCATATTTAAAAAATAAAATGTTATCAAAATTTTTAAGTAAAGTTCTTGATAAATTTCAAGATAACACATTAAAATTAGATTACTTAATTAAAAAAATAGATTATTCAAACTTGCTACTAACAATTATGGTATGGGATGGTGAAAAACATATATACGATATTAAGTTAAAATCAAAAGAATTACATGATGGCGAGATAACTGATAGTAAAATTAAGACATCAATCGTTAATTTAGATAATAAATTACATAAAAAGATACTAGATATTGATCGTAAATATGATGACGAATGTGATAAAATAAATGAATTAATAAAACAAAAGACACAAGAAATAAAAAAAGAATTACTAATGCATTATACAACAAATCCCTATAGAAACTATAAATTTAAATCAATATCTATTATAAAAGGTATTAATAAAGCATTTAAATCATTAGATTTATTAATTGAAACAGATACTGATAAATATGAACCAATAAGGGAATCCTTTTATGAAAAAATATTTGATGAATTAAAAAAATACGAACATTTTAATAATTTTGGTAGATGTTTATTTAAAGATCTATCACTAAATGACAAAACATCTAAAACAGAATATATAAAGTGTTATTTTTTAGAGTTAAGCATTTATAATATTCTTGAAATTATATTAAATAACTATGGAATTGTTGAAATAATATATCTAAACTTATACTATAATAAAGCAACATGTAAGATAGATTTAAAAGTTAAATTTATATACGATGATAGTGAGAGTAGACATTATAAGTGTTTACCCAATTTATTTAAACAAGATTTATCAAATTCAAAATTAATTTATAATTCATTAAGTAAAACAAATAATATTAAAAAAGATATATTAGATATTTTTATTTTTCAAAATTTAAAATAAAAACTAATATATGCCTAGAAGTATAAATAATTCTCGTCTATATGTAGAACCAACAATAATACGCACATATAGTCCAATATTAAAGCATGTTGTAGATGATTTATACACCCCAAGTTTTAATTCAGTAATAGTAGAAGTTTTTTATAGTTTATTGTTTTCACATCATATACCTATATTAATGAAAGGTCATGGTATTATTGGTGATACCGTTTTATTTGATTTTTCATCTTTAGCTGATTTCTTACAGTGTTATATAGGTAAGATACTATTTTATTTTCTAATTTATATGTGTTTACATTATTTAATAATACCTAGTGTAAAATCTGTAAAAGTTGATACAATTAAAAAAAATTTATCTGTTCTTCATTTTGGAAAAAAAAGTGAGGTTAAGATAAATAAATAAATAAACAAGATCAGAAAAATTGATTTAAGTAATTATTAATATTTATAGTTAACTATTAATAAATATATATGCAAAATATTGCGGTATTAAATAATACAAATATACCTCCAATATCTTCAATAATTGATTGTGAAAATAAGATATTTCCATTAACCAAATATAAAAATATGACTTATAAACAAGTATATCTTACAAATGATGATAAATACTTTAAATATCTAATTGGTTCCTTTAAGTTTAACTATAATGAGATATATGATTTTTATCAGTATTTACTTTTAAAAAATAAATTTCCAATAGAAATATCAAAATTATTAAATATTAAAATTCTATTAGATACTGAAACAACTGGATTTGCAAATTATGATTCAGTCTTACAGTTATCATATATACTTTTCAATGAAAATGAAATTATTAAAACCTTTAATCAAATTGTACAAATTAATCCTAAAATTAAAATATCAAACTCAGATATTCATGGTATTACAAATCAACGATGTGCTAAAGATGGTATTTGTATAACGAGTGTATTGGATACATTTATTAAAGATCTAACTTATTGTAAAGCAATAATTGGACATAATATTAGTTTTGATATTAGAATGTTAACCAATGAATTTAATCGTATTAAATATGATTGTACTTCAATGAGTTGTAAAAAGATAGAAGATACCATGAGTATTCATGGTAAAAGAATTAAACTTGGAGTATTATATGAACAATTATTTAATCAACCAATGTTAAATGCACATGATGCATATTATGATGTAATCGCAACTTATAGAATCTATAAAGAATTAATAAAAAGTTCAAATAAATAAAGATGTCAAATAAATAAATAATTCATTTAGATCATCGTAGAAATAATATAAATAATTACAGCTGCTGGTAGTAATGAGAAGAAGATTATAGTTTCGTCTGAAGATTTAAATGGTTGATTAACTTCACAAAAGATACACCGCCCAATCCATAGACCAAACCAAATTAATATTATTGATCTTGTTATGTAATTATTATAAATAATAGTCGTAATGAACACAAGAAAACTAATTAGAATTGTAAAGAAAATCCAAGATAAGATTCCAAAAAAGGTAGCCTCTACTAGTTTATCTAAGATGTCATTATACCAATAGTTTTGAATAACGATATAAGTTGTTAAAAGAGCAGAAACAATAATTGATGCTTCAAGAATATCTGACATACTAAGAATATATCGTAAGAATACCTTATTATAATTTATTATATTAAGTTATTGTTTCAATTTTATTTATCATATAATAGATATCTTATAATAAATAAATCTGTATAATAAATAAATCTGTACAATAAATAAATGAACGTTGTTGGCTTTACTCGTCAACCACAACCACCTCGTACTTTGACACTGCACGGAGCATCATTGAGTAGGGGGTCATCGGAGCGTTGTCCATGAGCAGCTTGAGCATCTCTGCTGAGAAACCGCTCATTAGTGCAACACCCGGAGTGTCCTTGCGAACAGGAAAGGAGGTCTTCGTGTCACGAAGGTTCCAGAAGACAATGTCAGGGACAGTGTAACCTGCAGCCGTGTACATGCTAACAACCTCTGCGTGTGCAGCTTGATAGCGACCGGCGTTGGTCGCTGCATCGAACTGCATGTCCGTGAAGACAAGAATCTTCTTGGGCATCTGCGCAGGCGTGAGTCCATAGGTCGTGGCCTCAGTCAGCAGCATCTTGAACACTGCAATGAAGTCCGTGTTCATCTCCCACGCGGCGCGCGAGAGCGAACGGACCTTCTCTCCAAGGGTCTCTCCGGTAATCGTATGCCACTGAGGCACGGCCGAGAAAGTGATGACACGGTTCTTGAAACGACCCTTGGAGAGGGAAGAAACAAGGATTCCCTGGGCGATCGAAACCTCCATTGGGACACCGGACATGGAACCACTTACGTCACAGATAGGGACACATCCCTCAAATGCACCAGCAGCAGCGAGTCGGTCCTCAAGTGCCTTCCACTGTGCATCAACCGCTGCGTCAACCTCAGTGTGTCTATACTGAAGATAGGTGCGGACGAGCTCGTGGGGCTGGATGCCCTTGGAGTTCATCTTGCTCTTACCAGCTTGAACAGCAGCAAGATGTGCAGTGTACTTCTCAGGAAGATGCTTCATGAAAGCCTTCTTCTGCTTCCGTGCAGCAGTTGCAGGGACACCTGGGAGGTAAATTTTCTCCCACATGCCAAGACTCTGATTGCGCTCTAGCACATCAATAACCTTGCGCATAGGAGTCAGGTAGTCAACACGATAGTTGCGCATACTGACACCAAGAATTGCTGCAATGCGTTTAGCTGCCTTCATCTTATTGTCGTCCTTGCAATTCTCAGTTGGTGCCCACTTGGCTGCAAGAGACAGTGACGTCTTTGCAGGAGTTACGGCAGCAGCACCACCGCCACCTGCAGCAATCGCAGGTGGCGGTGCATTAAGGATCGCCTTGTCCATCTTCAGGACTGCTGCCATAAGCTTGAGCTCAGGATCAGCAACGAGTGGATGGCGACACATGGAGTCAAGAACCAGAAGATCCTTGTAGCAACCCACATCAGTAAACCCCTTGAGGTTCTTGAGGTAGGTGCGAGGCTTCCAGGTCTTCAAGAAGGCAAGCGCATCAAAAGAGACACGCTTCTCTTGCTTGCCATCACCAATACAATCGCGCAGATTCATGAGAATCTGGAGCGTCAAATATGGGTTCTCAAGGTAGGCAGTTCGAAACAGATCCACCACCTTGGCAGATGGAGTGTCACGCACTACGCTCGCGAAGAAGTCAAGGCAGGCTGAGCCAGTAGAACTGTGCGCAGCCATGCCATTCTCAGTGGTGGTATCCGGCAGAACCGGACCAGACGCAACAGCGTCCCACTGGGCAAAAAGGTCATCCATATGATTCATCTTAGAATCAGTCATTTATGATATAGTTAATTTAAGATAGTATATGTATAAAATAATAAATTCAATTTTTTTAGAATTTAATCTAAAAGATTAAATCCTAAAAAAATTGGTGGGAATGAAATGACAGCTCAATTTTTTTTAATATGATTATCTAAAAGATTAAATCCTAAAAAAATTGGTGGGAATGAAATGACAGCTCAATTTTTTTTAATATGATTATTTATAATCATATTAAAAAAATTAGTGGGAACAAAGTAACAACTTAATGTTTAAGGGTTCTCTTCAGTATGTGTATATAATGATGTTAGAAGTGGACTTGTTGATGATCTTTTTATAGTATTTGTCTTTATTTTATTTTTATTAATTAATTCTTCAGATACCGAACGTCTGCGCGAATAAGTTGTATCTACATTAGTGTTCACATATAGGGGATTATCTAAGATTGTTGGTAATAATGATGGCCTACGTTGCTTGTTTGGCCTACAAATGTATCTTCTAAAACATATTAAAATTGGTGTTAATAATATGACTGAACCAAAAAATCCATATAATATAAACATTTTATTTGATGAAATCCATGAATTCTCATTATTTATGGAATTCATAATAGATGAGGTATTATATATTTGTTCTGGTAGAGTATTTGTAGAATTATAAAATGATATTAATGGAGTTACAAATTGGGTTACATATGGACTTGGACTTGTAGATAGACTATATGTACATGTTTCATTTGTAAATATTTTACTAGTATTTTGTATAGATGATATTATAGATACAGCCACTATATTCGAAATAGATGAGATGGGAGACATTATATTATTTAAGCGAGATGGATATTTTGAATAAGATGGATGATTTGAAGGTGATGGATTATTTGAACTACTTATTGATATACTTTTTAATATACTTGTCGTTAGTGTCCTAGTTGATAATTCTGTTGATATACTTGTTGATGAATCTGTTTTAACTTTTGATGAGATTGTTATTATACTTGTGGATGAACCTTTTAATGTACTATTTGATGTACTAGTTAATGTAAAGATGGATGAACTTGATGTTGCAATAGTTAATACACTAGTTGATGAACTAGTTGATACACTCGATGATACACTTGGCGATACACTTGGTAGTGCACTCGACGATACACTTGGTAATGCACTCGACGATACACTTGGTAGTGCACTCGACGATACACTTGGTAATGCACTCGACGATACACTTGGTAATGCACTCGACGATACACTTGGTAATGCACTCGACGATACACTTGGTAATGCAAGCGGTGATGCATTTGATAATACATTTGGTATTGCACTTGGTGATGCACTTGGTGATGCACTTGGTAATTCAATCGGTGATGCATTTGGTGATGCATTTGATGATGCATTTGGTATTGCACTTGGTGATGCACTTGGTGATGCACTTGGTGATGCACTTGGTAATGCATTAGGTGATGCATTAGGTGATACATTTAATGATATACTTGAAGATATACTCGAAGATATACTAGAGGATCCACTATTTGATACGATATTTGATCCACTATTTGATCTAGTTGTTGATCCAGTTGTTGATCCACAATTTGATCCAGTTGTTGATCTAGTTGTTGATCCACTATTTGATCCACTATTTGATCCACTATTTGATCCACTATTTGATCCACTATTTGATCCACTATTTGATCCACTATTTGATCCACTATTTGATCCACTATTTGATCCACTATTTGATCTACTATTTGATCCAGTTGTTGATCCAGTTGTTGATCCAGTTGTTGATCCAGTTGTTGATCCAGTTGTTGATCCAGTTTCAGAAATACTTATTACACTACTTGATGATTCAGTTGGTAAGATAATTAATAATGTTGTTTGTGTAT